AAAATAATATGAGAGGTAATCATAATTTTCCAAGTCAAGTAGTTAGCGATAACGAAAAATCATCCCATGATTATGGGTTGAGAGTAGCGCGAGCTATAGAGGCTGAGTGGTTTGACGGAGAAAGAAACGGATATAATAGATATAACAACCATTTGAACAACTTTCATAAACTAAGGTTGTACGCTAGAGGAGAACAATCAATACAAAAATATAAAGACGAATTATCTATTAACGGTGACTTATCGTATCTTAATTTAGATTGGAAGCCAGTTCCAATTATACCTAAATTTGTAGATATAGTTGTTAATGGTATATCAGAAAGACAATACTCTATAAAAGCTTATTCTCAAGATCCGTACGGAGTAGAGAAAAGAACAGCATACATGCAAAGTATAATGAACGATATGAAGGCCAAGGAGTTCGATCAAATGGCTAAAAATCTAATGAACGTTGATCTTAAAGAAAATAAAGAAGAGGAAATACCAGAAACACAGGAAGAGCTAGATTTACACATGTCGTTAAATTATAAACAAGCCGTAGAGATAGCAGAAGAACAAGCTATAAACGTTTTGTTAGATGGTAACAAATATGATCTTACTAGAAAAAGGTTAATATACGATTTAACAGTTTGTGGTATTGCTGCTTCAAAAACTACTTTCAACACATCCGAAGGTGTTACGGTGGAATATGTTGATCCAGCTAACTTAGTTTACTCCCATACTGATTCACCTTATTTTGACGATATATACTATGTTGGAGAAGTAAAGTCAATACCTATAAACGAGTTAATAAAACAGTTTCCAGACATAACAGAAGGAGAGCTAGAAGATCTAACAAAAAATAATTATAAATATAATTATAGGTCTGGAGGTAGAAAAAATTTAAATGAAGATAAAAACAAAATAGATATTCTTTATTTTAACTACAAAACATACACTCATGAGGTTTATAAAGTAAAAGAAACATCAACTGGACTACAGAAGTTAATAGAAAAAGACGATAGTTTTAATCCGCCAGTAGGAGAAGATTTAGCTTTTGAAAGAATTGGTAGAAAAATAGAATGTTTAATGGAGGGAGCTTTAGTATTAGGAACTCAAAAACTAATAAAGTGGCAAAAAGCTAAAAATATGATGCGTTCTAAAAGTGACTTCAATAAAGTTACTATGAATTATTCTATAGTAGCTCCAAGAATGTACGAGGGACGTATAGAGTCTCTTGTCGGTAGAATAACTGGATTTGCTGATATGATTCAACTCACACATTTAAAGCTTCAACAAGTGATGTCTAGAATGATTCCAGATGGAATATATTTAGACGCTGATGGTTTAGCAGAGATTGATTTAGGTAACGGAACTAATTACAACCCACAAGAAGCTTTAAACATGTTCTTCCAGACTGGTAGTATAATCGGTAGATCAATGACTATGGACGGTGGTCAAAATGGTGGTAAAATTCCTATTCAAGAAATACAATCTGGTGGTGGAAGTAAAATGCAGAGTTTAATAGGTACGTATAACTACTATCTACAAATGATAAGAGATACAACTGGTTTAAACGAAGCTAGAGACGCTGCAACTCCAGATCCAAAAGCTTTAGTAGGCGTACAAAAATTAGCAGCAGCAAACTCAAATACAGCAACAAGACACATATTACAAGGTGGAGCTTTTATAACACAAAGTATATGTGAGCAACTTTGTTTAAGAATATCAGATATATTAGAGTACTCTCCAACAGCAAATGCTTTTATACAAGCTATTGGATCTCACAATGTAGCTACGCTTCAAGAAATGAAAAACTTACATCTTTATGATTTTGGTATATTCTTAGAGTTAGCTCCAGATGAAGAGGAAAAACAATTGTTAGAAAACAATATACAAACTGCTCTTTCTCAACAAACAATAGATTTAGAAGATGTTATTGATTTAAGAGAAATTAAAAACATTAAATTAGCAAATCAACTTCTTAAGATTAGAAGAAAAAAGAAGATGCAGAAAGATCAGCAAATGCAACAAGAGAACATGAAAGCCCAAGCAGATGCAAACACTCAACAAACTCAAGCTGCAGCTCAGGCTGAAATGCAAAAAGCAGCAGCTATGGTAGAAAACGAGATTAAAGTTGAGACTCAAAAAGGAGAAATTAAGAAAGGTACATTGCACGCTGAAGCTGAAGTTAAGAAAATGTTAATGGATCATGAGTTTGAATTAAACATGAAAATGAAACAAATGGAGTTAGACATGATAGAGAAAAGAGAAACATCAAAAGAGATCATAAAAGACAATAAAGAAACAAGAAATCAAGACACAAAAAACCAACACGAATCAAGAATGGAAGATAAGAAAGCAGCTAACATAATAAAAGCTAAAGGATTTGAATCTTCTGGGAACGATGTTATAGGTGGAGGTATGAGACTAGGAGCGTTTGAGCCTAGCTAAAAACAATAAACAAATTATTAACTATTATTATATTATATTATGGCAAAAAAAGAAGAACCAAAAGTAGACGAAAAAGTTGAAAAGTTAAAGATTAAAAAACCAAAAGTAAAAAAGTTTCAACAAACAGAAGACAACGTTGTAAAGGTTGATCTTAAAGAACTGGCTAAAAAAGCTAAAGATATCACTAAGGTGGACTTATCAAAACCAGTTGAAGAGATCAAAGTTCCGGAAGAAAAAGTGGAAACAACAGAGGAAACACCAGTTATACAAGAGATAACAGAAGAGGTAACTGAGGCTGAAAAAGTAGCTAAGGTTGTAGAAAAGGAAATTGTAGAATCAATTGAAACAGGAAAAGAACTTCCTCAAAACGTTCAAAAATTAATGAACTTCATGGAAGAAACAGGGGGTAATTTAAATGACTATGTTAAATTAAATAGAGATTATTCAGAAATGGATAATCAAACTCTACTAAAAGAATATTACAAAACAACAAAACCTCATTTACAAGCAGATGAAATAGACTTTCTAATGGAAGATCAATTTTCTTTCGATGAAGAAATGGATGAGGAAAAAGATATTAAAAGAAAAAAACTAGCGCTTAAAGAGCAAGTTGCCAGCGCTAAAGCTCAATTGGAAGAGCACAAATCCAAATATTATGAAGAGATCAAAGCTGGGTCAAGGTTAACGCCTGAAGCTAAAAAGGCTATGGATTTTTTCAACAAACACAACAAGCAGTCTGAGAGTACTAAAAAGATTCACAGTCAAGCAAAGAATAGATTTTTAAGTAAAACTAACGAAGTTTTTAACGATGAGTTCAAAGGTTTTGAATACAAAGTTGGAGACAAAAAATATAGGTTTAACGTTAAAGATCCAAACCAAGTAAAAGAAAACCAAAGCGACATTAACAACTTTGTCAAAAAGTTTTTGAACGAAGATAGTCAAATGGAAGACGCTGTTGGTTATCACAAATCTTTGTTTACTGCTCAGAATTCTGACGCTATTGCAAATCACTTTTATGAACAAGGAAAAGCTGATGCTTTAAAAGATAGTATGGCTAGTTCTAAAAATATTGATATGAGTCCTAGAGAATCACACGGAACGCCTATTAATGATGGGGGACTAAAGTTTAGAGTGATAGATGATAACGTTTCAGATTTCAAAATTAGAAACAAAAAATAATTATTAATTTAAAATTACAAAAAAATGGCAATTACAAGTGCTGATGGGCCAGATGCGGCTCCAAGGCAACAAACATTATCTACTAATTACGTAGATTTTACAGGCGCTGGAGATGCATGGGCGCAACAATATTTACCAGATCTTATGGAAAAAGAAGCAGAGATCTATGGTAAAAGAACAATTTCAGGTTTCTTAGCTCAAGTTGGAGCTGAAGAAGCTTCTGCATCAGATAGAGTAGTATGGTCTGAGCAAGGTAGATTACATTTAGCTTATACAGCTACTTGTGAAAATACAGTAGGAGGTGGTGAAGGTGACGTATCTGATAATATTTTTAGTATCGTTAAAGATGTTGACGGAAACGCTATCGCTGCGGGTACGCATGGTATTAGATTAGGTGATACAGTTTTAGTATCTAACTCTTCTCTAACGCTACGTGGTTATGTTAGTGTTATAAACGAAGCTACTAATAGCATTACTATTCTTCCTTATGGCGCTGCTAACTTTGACGACGCTGGTTTTTCTGACCTTACTACGGTGGAAGCCTTCAGAATCCTAGTTTATGGTTCTGAATTTGGTAAAGGTACAGACGGAAGATCTTCTGCTAACGAGCCGAAATTCAAGTCTCATTCAAATAAGCATATCATCCTAAAAGATTACTACGAAGTATCAGGTTCTGATACATCTGCTATCGGTTGGGTTGAAGTTTCTGGTGAAGACGGACAAAACGGTTATTTATGGTACTTAAAAGCAGAAGGAGACACTAAATCTCGTTTTGGTGATTACCTAGAAATGTCAATGATGGAATCTGAATTCGCTGCAGCTGCATCTACTATTGAGAACGCTACAGGTGGTTTAGGTTTATCTGCTTCTACTACTGGTTACGATGCTGGTACTGAAGGTTTATTTAAAGCTATTGAAACTAGAGGTCACCAAACTACTGGTGTTACTGGTGTTAACGCTGCTACTGATTTAGCTGAATTTGACGCTATACTAGCTGTGTTTGATCAAAACGGTGCTATTGAAGAAAACATGATGTTTATCGATAGATCTACAGCTTTAGCTATGGACGACATGTTAGCTTCTATGAATTCTTACGGAGCTGGAGGTACTTCTTATGGAGTATTCGACAACGAAGAAGATATGGCTTTAAATTTAGGTTTTTCTGGATTCAGAAGAGGTTCTTATGACTTCTACAAGTCTGATTTCAAATACTTAAATGACAAAGGTACAAGAGGTGCTTTAAATGATACAGTTACTAACATTAGAGGAGTTATCGTTCCAGCTGGTGTTTCTTCAGTATATGATGAAATGCTAGGAAGGAACATGAAAAGACCTTTCTTACACGTTAGATACAGAGCTTCACAAACTGAGTCTAGAAAAATGAAGACTTGGGTTACTGGTTCTGTTGGAGCAGCTACTTCTGGTAAAGATACGATGGAAGTACATTATTTATCTGAAAGATGTTTAATTACGCAAGGAGCTAATAACTTCATGTTAATGAACTAAACATTTATATTAAAAGACCGGGGCTTCGGCCTCGGCCTTTTTATTTTATTAATTTTATTATATA